TTGATACTGGTAATACTGCGATAGATATTATAGAAGATAGATTAACTCGTGATGTATTGAAATATAATTATCTATTTGAAAATAATGATATAATATTAGTTGAAGATGGTGGATATCTATATCAAGAATATACTATGACTGGTGGTTCTGCTAACAATCAAACATTCACACTAAAATCATTTGAAGATATTGATTTTAGCGAACGAAATCCATTTAGCGAGATAGACAGGTATTAACCATGCCAATGTTCGGATCTACTTTTTATCATCAGACCTTGCGTAAATATGTTATCGCATTTGGTAACATGTTTAATGATATGACCGTAAGTAGATTGGATGAAGAACATAATACCATACAAACTTTAGCTGTTCCTATATCATATAGTCCTAAAGAAAAATGGCTTGCTAGAATTAGAGGTAATCCTGATCTAACATCACAAGTACAAACAGTTTTACCTAGATTAGCATTTGAAATAACAGGTTTTGAATATGATGGTTCAAGACGATTACCATCAACTACAAGAAATGTTGCAATCTCATCTACAGATTCTGATATACTTAAATATCAAAGAACACCAGTTCCATGGAATTTAAATTTTTCACTATATTCTTATGTAAGAAATGCTGATGATGGTGTTCAAATAATGGAACAAATACTTCCATATTTTGGACCAGAATGGACTAATAAAATAAATTTAATTCCTGAAATGGGTATTAAATTAGACGTACCTACTATATTGACAGGTATGAGTATAGAAGATTCATATGAGGGTGATTATGAAAATCGTAGAGCATTAATTCAATCTTTTAATTTTACTATGAAATGTTGGTTTTTTGGTCCAGTTAGAACATCGAGCGAAGGTGGTATTATCAAACGTACCATTATTAATCTTAGTGCTATGGATATTAAAGCTAAGGCTAATACACTATATGGTATTACAGTTGATATTACGGATGAAGAACTTGAAAATGTTCTTACCAATTCTCGTGTTACAATTCAACCAGGTCTTTATGCTAATGGTGTCGGTACTACTAATAGTGCGGCATCTATAAATCCAAATCTTATACAAGCAAATTCTGCTTGGAAATATGCACCTAATACATTCTTCTATCCAAGTGGTGTAAAATATAATCCAGTAACAGGTCAGGATACTTAAAATGAATAGTTTACATGATGCATTAAATTTGCCAGAAGTCCAGAAAAAAGAATCCCTACCAACAGTAATAGATCATAATGAAAATTCTGATGATCTAGAAATAGATTATAAAGAAGCACGAAATAATCTAAAAGATGTTATAGGTAAGGGTAAAGAAGCTCTTGAGAATCTTTTGACGATGGCAAAAGACCTTGATTCACCTCGTGCATATGAAGTTGTAGGACAGCTTATCAAGACCATATCTGATGTCAATAAAGATTTGATTGATATTCATAAGCGCAATAAAGATATCAGAGGTGAAACCTCAGGTCCTAGTACAGTGGTGAATAACGCGGTATTCATAGGTAGCACGGCCGATTTGCAAGCAATCATTAACGGTCGCAAGGACGATATCATAGACGGTGAAGCTTCTGATGTCTGATAATTATCTTGGTAATCCTACATTAAAAAAAGCTGGCGTCAAACTAAATTTCACGGAAGATCAGATCCGTGAATATCACAAATGCGCTAAAGACCCCGAATACTTCATTGAAAATTATATGAAGATTGTTAGCGTTGATCGCGGTTTGATAAACTTTGGTTTATATCAATATCAGCGCAAGATGGTCCGGACCTTTAAAGATAATAGATTCTCGATCTGTAAGATGCCTCGTCAGTCCGGTAAATCGACTACAGTTACTGGATATATGTTGTGGTTAATACTATTTCATGACAATCAAAGCATTGCTATTCTAGCCAACAAAGGCAGTCTTGCGCGAGACATGCTTGCCAAAATTCAACTTGCATATGAACATATACCAAAATGGATGCAGCAAGGTATTGTCATATGGAACAAGGGTAATATTGAACTTGAGAACGGTTCAAAGATATTAGCATCTGCAACTTCAGCTAGCGCGATTCGCGGTGGTTCATATAATCTGATCTTCTTAGACGAATTTGCATTCGTACCACGCAATATCGCTGAAGAATTTTTTGCATCCGTTTATCCTACGATTAGCTCTGGTAAGACTTCTAAGATCATAGTTGTATCGACACCTAACGGCCTAAATCATTATTACAAGATGTGGGTTGATGCGACTGAGAAACGTAGTGAATATGTGCCAATTGAGGTGCATTGGCGCGATACACCAGGTCGTGATGATAAGTGGCGCGAACAAACAATTCGCAATACCAGCGAAGAACAATTCAAGCAAGAATTTGAAACAGAATTTCTTGGTAGTACACTCACACTTATCTCTGGTTCAAAACTTAGGTCTATGGCCTTTAAGAATGTATCAAGAGATGCCTGGGGTGTTGACATTTATCATCAACCTGAATTTAAGCACACATATGCAATCATGGTTGATACTGGTCATGGTGTCGGTCTTGACTATTCTGCATTTACCGTGGTTGACGTGTCACAGGTGCCTTATAGGGTAGTCGCAAAATATCGAAATAATACTGTCGTATCTTCATTTTATCCTGAAATCATAGCAAGATATGCAAAAGCTTATAATAATGCATATATCTTGGTTGAAACTAATGATATTGGTAAGACAGTTGCTGAAACTCTGCATCGTGATCTGGAGTGCGAAAATGTATTATGGACCACACAAATGGGTCGTGGTGGACAACAACTCAGCGCAGGGTTTTCTGGTAGATCGCAGCTTGGTGTAACAACCTCAAGATTTGTTAAGGCGGTAGGTTGTTCAAGCTTAAAAGAACTTGTTGAGGGTGACAAACTTATAATTGAAGATTTTGATATCATCGAAGAATTATCAAATTTTGTATCCAAGGGTAGTAGTTATGAAGCCGAAGAAGGATATAATGATGATCTTGTGATGTCATTGGTATTATTTGGTTGGTTAGCTAAACAGCTGTATTTTAAAGAATTAACTGATATAGATATTAGACATCGCATAGCTGAAGAAAAGCTGCGAGAAATGGATGAAGATTTGTTGCCGGCGGGTTTTTATGATGACGGTACAATGGATGATCCGATGTCACTAGACGGTACATCGGGTGATGGAGAATGGCTGGATCGTTGGTCTCGTGTCTGATGGCTTTTTTATAAATATCCTGGATGGAAATACATCAGACACTTTAGGAGGAAATGATCATGCCATTTCAAGTATCTCCCGGCGTGAATGTCAGCGAAATCGATCTAACTACGATTGTCCCTGCTGTTAGCACGACAGAAGGCGGTATCGCTGGTCACTTCATTTGGGGCCCAGTTCAACAACGTGTTCTGATTGATTCAGAAGATAATCTTGTCAATCAGTTCGGACGTCCTAATTCAAATACGGCGTCAGATTTCTTTACAGCTTCTAGCTTTTTAGGCTATGGTAATAAGCTGTATGTTGTTCGTGTAATTAATGAAGCTGGTACTACGAGTAATGCTCGTAACGCCATCACAAATTCATCAAATACACAAAATACCATCATCAAAAATTTTGATGATTATGATACCAATTATTCAAGCGGTATTGCTGGTGTTGGTTCATTTGTCGCAAAATTCCCAGGTGAGCTTGGTAATTCATTGCGCTGGTCAATGTGCCCAACTGCAAATGCTTGGCAAACCACACTATCAGGTACACTTGGGTTTACTAATAACTCAATTACCGTGACAGGCTCTGGTACATCATTCTCATCACAGATTCTTGCTGGCGATATCTTGCTTGCTGGACCAGACAGAACTCCAGTTCATGTTCAAACTGTTACAAATGCAACATCTCTTATATTAAGCACAAAATATGTTGGTAATACTGTGGCTGCTCAGACATCTGTAACACGCCGTTGGGAATTTTATAACTATTTTGATGCTGCTCCTGGGACTAGCCCATATGCTTCTAAGTATCAGTCATCAGGCGATGAATTGCATATGGTTATAGTTGACGAAGATGGTCGCATTTCAGGTAGAGCTAATACAGTTCTTGAGCGTTATGCTGGTCTATCAAAAGCTTCAGATGCTATTACAGATGATGGAACTGGAAACTATTATAAAAATGTTATCAATGAGCGTTCTCAATGGCTTTGGTGGACAGCGCATACACCAGGTTTTGTGAATGGTGGTAAAGCTGCTGTTAATGCCGTTACATTTGGTAACGGAGCGCAATCTCGCGCAATTGGTGGTGATCTTGAATATGGTAGAGATGGTGCCGCACCACGTTCAGCGGACTATCTTGTTGGATTTGATAAATTCAAGAATCCTGAAGAAGTTGATGTATCATTCATCTTAACCGGTGAAGGTAATCAAACTAAAGCCGTTCATGCCATCAATAATATTGCTGAGGTGCGTAAAGACTGTATTGCAGTTATTTCACCACGTCGTTCCGATGTTGTTAATAATATCGGTTATGTTGGTAAATCAACTAATGATTCAATCACCTTCCGCAATCTTCTTCCCTCATCATCATATGCTGTTCTTGATAGCGGCTACAAGTATATGTACGACAAATATAATGATCTATACCGCTATGTTCCGCTAAATGGTGATACAGCTGGTTTGATGGTTCGTACAGACAGCGAGCGTGATCCTTGGTTTTCACCTGCAGGATTCAATCGTGGTCAAGTAAAAAATGTAATCAAACTTTCAACCAACCCAACAAAAGCTGAACGTGATCAGCTTTATAAAAACGGAATTAACCCAGTAGTTACATTCCCGGGTCAAGGTACTGTGTTGTTTGGTGACAAAACATTGTTATCTAAACCATCTGCTTTTGATAGAATCAATGTTCGTCGCCTCTTCATCACTCTTGAAAAAGCAATCAGCACGGCCGCAAAGTTTACTCTGTTTGAGTTCAATGATGAATTTACGCGCGCCCAATTCCGCAATTTGGTAGAACCGTTCCTCCGTGATGTTCAGGGTCGCCGCGGTATCTATGATTTCCGTGTGATTTGTGATGAAACAAATAATACACCTGAAGTTATTGACCGCAATGAATTTGTTGGCGATATCTATGTCAAGCCGGCTAGGTCGATTAACTTTATCCAATTGAACTTTGTCGCGGTCCGCACCGGCGTCGAGTTCTCAGAAATCGTTGGTAATTTCTAAGGCGCGGTAGGAGGATATAGGACATGGCCTTTAATATCTCAGAGTTCGCGTCAGCAGGCCTCCCGTTAGGTGGTGCCCGCCCATCGCTCTTTAGCGTGATAGTCGATACACCATCAGGTGTGCCGAATGTCGGTGCTAGATTTGCTTTCACTTGTCGTGCTGCTCAAATACCAGCAAGTACAGTAAGTGTTATTGAACCTCAATATTTTGGTAGACGTATCAAAATTGCAGGAACAAGAACATTTGCTAACTGGAGAGTAGAAATCTTGAATGATGAAGATTTTGAAATCCGTCAAGCGATGGAAATATGGAGCAATGAAATCAATCGTCATCAAGCAAATCTACGTGCGCCTCAGCTAGCTACAACTGCTTCATATCGCACAACAGCGACTGTGACGCAATATGCTAAAACTGGTGAAGAAATTCGCACGTATCGATTTGTCAATATCTTTCCAGTAGAAATCGGTTCAATTGATCTCTCATGGGAAAATGGTGAACAGATTGAAACTTTCCCAGTTGAATTTGCATATGATTACTGGGATCTAGTAAACCCAGGTACAACTGGTACGCTGACAGTCTAATAATACAAGTCAGCGGAACTACCTATAGGTCCGCTAAATATAGCGGACCTATTTTTTTGAGGGATTCTCATGGCTATAGAGCTATTTGGCTTCCGTATCGGCAGGGCTGACGAAGATGCCAAAAAGGCTGTACAGATCCCGTCGTTCGTTCCGGAACAGAAGGATGACGGCGCGGTTGAAATCGCACCCGGTGGCGCATACGGTACATTTGTTGATTTAGAAGGCACTGCCAAAAGCGAGGCTGAGCTTATTACTCGCTATCGCGAAATGTCAATGAATCCTGAAGTTGAAGCTGCTGTAGATGATATTGTCAATGAAGCATTAGTTACCGATCAGGATGCTTCTGTTGTTCGTCTTTCTATGGACGATCTCAAACAACCTACACGTATTAAGAAACGTATAGAAGAAGAATTTGAAGAAATTCTTGAGCTATTAGATTTTTCAAATATTTGTTATGAGATATTCCGTCGTTGGTATGTTGATGGTCGTCTTTATTATCATATCATGATTGACGTAGCTAAACCTCGTGATGGTATTAAAGAGCTGCGTTATGTTGATCCTCGCCGTATTCGCAAGGTTCGCGTACCTCAGAAAAAAGAAAATGGTGATGCGACTAAGGATAAGAATCCTACAGTACCTGCTTATTCAGAATATTATTTGTATAATCCTGCAGGTCTTGCAGGTGCAGCCTATTCACAAGGTGTCAAGATTTCACCGGACTCAATCTGCTATGTAAATTCTGGTTTGCTTGATAATCGAAATCGCATGGTGCTATCGCATCTACATAAAGCTATCAAGCCTCTCAATCAGACACGCATGTTAGAAGATGCCGTTGTGATATATCGTCTAAGTCGTGCGCCTGAGCGCCGCATATTCTACATTGATGTAGGTAATCTACCTAAACCTAAAGCCGAACAATATCTGCGCGATATGATGATTCGACATAAGAATCGTTTGGTATATGATGCATCGACAGGTGAGGTTCGTGACGACCGCAAATTCATGACCATGCTTGAAGATTTCTGGTTGCCTCGCCGTGAAGGTGCTCGCGGTACAGAAATTACTACATTACCTGGCGGTCAAAATCTTGGTGAGATGGCAGATGTTGATTATTTCAGAAAGAAATTATATCAATCATTATCAGTACCAATTTCACGTCTTGAGCCAGATGGTCAATTTAGCTTAGGACGCTCAAATGAAATTACCAGAGATGAAATAAAATTCTCTCGTTTCATTGGTCGTCTCCGTCATCGTTTTACAATGCTATTTGATCATCTCATGGAAATTCAGCTTGCGCTTAAAGGTGTGATGTCACGCGAAGAGTGGCGTGAGATGCGGTCATATATCAAATATGATTTCCAGAAAGACAATTATTTTTCAGAGCTAAAAGATCAAGAGGTATTGACGTCTCGTCTACAGCTGCTGAATACAATATCACCTTATATTAATCAATTCTATACAAAAGAATGGGTGCAGAAAAACGTTCTTCGATTTACTGATGAACAGATCGAAGAAATGGAATCTGAGATGGAAGAAGCTTCGGCTGATCAAATGGATCAAGCAATTCAGACTAAAAAATCTGAACCTGAACAGATGCCTGATGAACCTAAACAAGAACCTAAAACTAAATCATTTGCTGAATCATTTGATGCAGATTCATCAAAATCTGATGATCTTACCAAAGATGAAGAATTGCTTATACAAAGCATGACTCGTATTATGGAATCTGTGGATAGTGGTGAGATTATAGATATATCAACAATCGACTTGTCAGTAGTCGAAGCAGATGATCTAGTAAATAGCACAAGAGGATCAAGACGGTGACCCTATCCATAGAAGCAGCAAAGATCCTTGCCGCAGCCTTAAAAGCTGCGCGCGATGAAGCCGGTCGTGTAGAATCTAAGCTGCTTGAGGATATTCGTAATATACCTCAAGGTCCTGAGGGTCCTCAAGGACCCGCTGGTGGTCCTGCAGGCCCTAAAGGTGACCGCGGTCTTCCTGGTATTCCAGGACCTCAGGGCCCGCAAGGTGCAAAAGGTGTAAAGGGTGATCATGGTGATATTGGTCCTGCTGGTCCTCAAGGCGAAAAGGGTGATCGCGGTCCAGTGGGTCCAGTTGGCCCTCAAGGCCCTGCAGGAGACGTGTCCGCTGTTGAAGAAAAACTTACTAACAAATTTGATGAGTTTTCACAAAGGATTAGCTCTCAAGCAACTCGTCTTGCATTAGCAGCAAAGCATGGTGGATCTGGTGAGACAAAATTAAATCGTCTTGATGATGTTGACATCAATTCTGTTGATTCTGCTACAAATGGACAAGCTCTTGTATGGAATAGCACATTAGGTAAATGGCAAGCTAATACAGTTGCTGGTGGCGGTGGTTCTATTACAGTAAAAGAAGAAGGTACTGTAGTAGGTAGTAGTGTCACAGTAATTAATTTTGTTGGTGCTACTGTTACTGCTTCAGGTAATTCATCTACCATTCAAGTTCAAAGCGCGGCCGT